ATATTGACAAGTTGATTGATCTCGGCTATAATACATTAATAACAACTACACCCCTAACCAGTCTAATACGTTCACAATCGAAGACTGGTAAGTTTGCTCTCGAGGCAGACAAAGTGATATACCTTTCCCTAACAGAGCCCAAGTGACAACAGCAACTATAAAAATAACAGATGAAGTAAATTGTAAAATACAAAACTTAGATTTAGATACAAGACAAAAGTTAGTTAAGAAATTTAAAATTGATATACCTCATGCCAGGCACATGCCTGCATACAAGCTAGGCCGCTGGGATGGAAAAGTAGCATTTTTTCAGTTGGGCGGCGCCACCTATATTAACATGCTTGAAGAGATACTTCCAGAGTTAATGAAGGAAGGTTACGACATACAGTTAGACGACCGCCGCAACTACAGTTCGCATTTTGAATTCCCTACAGTAGACAAGAATACCTTCTCACATATCCTGTGGCCCGAGAACCATCGCTTTGAAGGCGAGCCCATTGTATTGAACGACCACCAGGTTGACGCTATAAACAATTACCTGCAGAACCCACAGTGCTTACAAGAGATAGCTACGGGCGCAGGCAAGACACTTATCACAGCCGCCCTTAGTTTGTTTGCAGAGCCGTATGGTAGGAGCCTTGTTATTGTTCCTAACAAATCACTTGTCGTACAAACAGAAGAAGACTACATTAACATGGGCTTGGACGTTGGTGTGTACTACGGCAATAGAAAGGAATGGAACAAGACGCATACGATATGCACGTGGCAAAGCCTTAACCAACTGTTTAAGGACAGCAAGAATGGTAAGGCAACTCTAACGTTTGATGACTTTATTGAAGATGTGAATTGTGTTATTGTAGACGAAGTCCACAGTGCTAAGGCAGATGCATTAAAGGCAATGCTTACGGGACCAATGGCTCACATACCACTTAGGTGGGGCTTAACAGGCACAGTGCCAAAGGAAGCATTTGAGCGTTTAACAATTGAATGCACTATAGGCAAAGTAATTGGCGAAGTAACAGCGGCAGAGCTACAGAAGAAAGGCTTACTTGCTAACTGTCATGTACATATTAAGCAGTTACAAGACAACAGAGACCTGGGCAACTACCAAGCAGAGCTGAAGTATTTACTAAGTGACGGCGACAGGTTAGACCACATTGCAGAAATGATTATCCAGCAGTCCATAACAGGTAATACGCTGGTACTCGTTGACAGGGTTAGTGCCGCAGAGCAATTGGCGTTACGGCTACCTCCAGACCGTGTGTCTGTTGTAACAGGAAAGGTAAAGGTAGCAAAGCGTAAAGAAGAATATGACGAGGTCCGAGATGTACACGATAAGATTATCATTGCTACGTACGGTGTAGCCGCGGTAGGACTAAACATACCACGCATCTTTAACCTTACATTAATTGAACCAGGCAAGTCCTTTGTACGTGTAATACAGAGTATTGGCCGAAGCCTACGTGTCGCGGATGATAAAGACTACGCAGACATATATGATATAACAAGCAATTGCAAGTTCGCAAAGCGACACCTTACTAAACGTAAACAGTTTTATAGAGAAGCTGAATACCCATTTAAGGTAGAAAAGATAAACTGGAAATGAGTGGACGAATTTATCCACAACACGATTGGAGTAAACCATATATACTCCGTATTAATCAGAGAGAAGAAACCGTTGAAGAATTGTTCGAGACACCAGATAGGAATATAGCAGTGCCAGTAAACAGACGACTTGACCAAGCACACTACCGGACAGCTTGTCTGGATGGTGTCCCACATCCGCTAGGTATTGAACAGCATCATTATATTTTAGTTACAGTTGCAACACGAAGTATTGATTCTAGTATTGCATTCCAATCCACTAGTCCAGACTATCAATACAGCAATAGGTTTACACCAAACGAAATGGACTTTATTAATTCAGTGCAGAACGACTTAGCAGTTGAGTGGGCAGTTGATAATTCGTTTGACGGAATATATGTACGGAAGTACGAAGACCACGGACGAATGGCAACATCATTCCAGTTCGCTGTATACATGAAAGAAGAACAAGCAACATTTTGGAGATTAAAGTTCAGTGGACAATGAATATCAAACTGTTATTGTTAACCGTGAATATTATCTAATAACGCCAGATGGTCACGTGCCCGATGAACGTAACCTTATTGACCACATGCGCAACCGTACAGGTGTTGAGTGGGCAATTGATAATTCGTTTGATGGGTTGCATATTGTTACTGAGCGGCATCTTAAACAGCAAACAATTACATATCGGTTTGAGGTATTGCTCCCCAACGACAAAGCAATATTTTGGAGATTAAAATTCAGTGGACAATGAAGTACAAATAACCCCAATAGATTACTTAGGACAAGAAGTTAATCCTGGCGACTTTGTAGTTGGCGCAACAGGACACGGTCTGGCTATATACAAAGTACTCAGGATAACTCCTAAGATGGTTCGTATTGTAAGCATTACGGCAAAGACCGATAGGGCAAAGAAAGGCAAATTACGGTATGCGAACGAGTTACTTAAAGTAGAAGAGAAGATAGTCACATTCCATTTGATGAAATCGTGATAGACAAAAACAATTAAAGGCTGTATAATAACATTATGAGAATACACACGTTAAACGATGATTCAAGTTTCGAACTCAACACATTACCGGAAGAGATAGATGATATGCGGTTTGCTATTTTAGATAACAGCAATCCAGCAGACCCAGACTTTATGTATATACCGTTAATCTTTTTGGAGAGCTTTACTAGCCCTGCATTAGTACTTAAGATTGGCGACTATAAAATTAAGATGCCAGTGGATTGGCAAATTGTTATTGGGGATGATGATGCGGAGGCGCTAGAAACATTGCCGCTTACCTCTATAAATGACAGGGATTTTAGTGCATTTCAATTTAACAGTTTGTCGGCATTTCGCCCAACATACGAACCAATTGAAATTATAGATGTGTACAGTGAAGTAAATTGGTACGCACCAAAGCTAAAGAATGGACAGTTCCTTGCAGTGCCACTTGAAGAAGGATCAAAGCCTAAGTGCGTGTACTTCATAAAAGACATTTCACGTAACTGTGAAGTAATCGACTACAGCGAGTTGTGGTAATGGCCGCACCCCAGATACCACTGAACCAAATACTTTACGCACTAGACGTAAAGGACAGAGACTTTTACGATAACTTGGACGACGAGTTAAAGAAAAAGTTCAGTCCATTCCTAATGATTAAGTACGCGGCGTCTGTGTATGGTTCAGCTGATCTCGAAGACTACTATATTACTAGCACAAACAAACACGCGAACAAGTACTTGTTTGAACTTGCAAAGCATCCTAAGCTTCAATGGTTATTGTTAACTACAATTAGCCCAGGTATCGGTTCGCAAAGTCACAGATGGATTAAAGCAAAGCCTAAGCCTAAGAATGCTTCTGGACCAATTAAGAAACAGCTTGCAGAATTGTTTCCAGTAATGAAAGATGACGAACTCGATTTGCTGGCTTCAATAACAACTAAAAAAGAACTTACCCAATATGTTAAAGACCACGGCGAAAGTTGATACGTTTGCGTGTCAGTATTGTCACAAAGAGTTTAAGAGTGAGCGAACCTTACTAGTCCACGCCTGCGAGCAAAAGCGGAGGTGGTTAGCAAAGGATGAGAAACAGGTAGTGCTTGGTATGCATACTTACATTAAGTTCTATGCATATAATCAAAGTCAGACTAAAACAAGAACATTTGAAGACTTTGCTGGAAGCCCGTACTACACTGCCTTTGTTAAGTTCGGCAATTACTTAATCAATACCAAGTGTATTAAGACAGAACGTTTTATTGACTGGGTAGTATCGTCAGGCATTAAGCTAGACAAGTGGGCAACAGACGCAACGTATACACAGTTCTTGGACTCTGCATTGTTAACTGAAAACGTAAACGATGCACTTACGAGGGCAATTGAGTACAGCTTGGATTGGGGCGATGAAAAGGATATGAAGCCAGAAGATGTTATGCGGTACGGTAGTCCTAACAGACTATGCCAAGCTATTGTAACAGGCAAAATAAGTCCATGGGTCGTATACCAATCGCAAAGTGGACAAGAGTTTTTAAGTAAATTGTCGTCGGAACAGATGACAATGATTTGGGCAGTTATAAATCCAGATCAATGGCAACCTATTTTTGAGAAGAAGATAGCAGACGTTAAATATGTAGAGGAGATATTACATGGCGCAGGATGGTAAGGAAGTAACAGAAGATGGACGTACGATATTTTATGTCGACGTGGGCGATATAGAGCCAAAGGAAGCATTGCGAGTGCTTAATGATATTCGTAAGAAGCAAGGCATGTCACCAGTTAGTCGTAGTTGGGTTAACTGGGCGTTGATATGCATTATTATCGCGGCGGTAGGAGTAAGTGCGTACATATTTGCACCGATAGTTCTTGCAATGATTCCGTTATGACAGATGACAAGGAACAAGTGTGGAAGAAATTATCTACATTGCCGGACCCATTGTTAGTAACATTGCAAACGGCAGGCAATTTATCAGTACCTAAACGTTTCATACTACAGAAATATTTAGGTTATACAGCTGATGAAGTTGATAAATTTTTAGATGGATATTCAAGTGGAAGATAAAATTAATTTAACAGAAGAACAAGAACGGATGTGGAAGAAGTTATCCACACCGTACGAGCCACCAGATGTTGGTAATTACGGGGCGTACGGGTACTCTAGTTATGCACCGCCTGTCTCCTTCAAAACTAGATATGGTTATACCGTAACGGCAAACACAACACCGATAGCTGGTATAGTAGT